TGGATTGACTCATTACTTCCACCATCCTAAGCATGGTACAGTATCTGTATATCAATCTGATTTAAATAAGCATACTGGTAATCCTATCATGTCAGTGAGAACACATGGTAAAATGGGTACCACTCCAGTTGCACATAAGTTCTTAAAGAACCTTCAAGGTAAAACTATGCATTCATATAATGAACAAGTAGAAGTAACAGAAGATTCAGATTATGCTAGCTCGATGGTTAGAACTGAATTAAATGCAATTGCTCATAAGGCTGCACAATTAGTTGCAAATATGAATACCTACTCTGACGTTGAACCATGGGTACAATCAAAGGTAGCACGTGCCAAAGAAGAGATCGATGGAGTATTTGATTATCTAACATACTCAGAAGATGATCCTATGGATGTTCCAATGACAGTATCAATGCCAACACCTTCAATGGCCAATCCTTTCATTACAAAAGAAGAAAAAGAACTTTCTCCTAAGCAAAAAAAGATTGCAGCTGTCGCTGGTAACCCAGTTGTGATCGATGCAGAAGATTTTGCAAAACTTCGCTTAATGAAGAAGCATGTAAAGCATAAAGTGCTTCCTGAAGCTTCTATGCTTGGTAGCGAATGCACCAAATGTGGTGACGGACACTATAAGGAAGAAAAAGGCAAGATGATGTGTGATAGTTGTGGTCATGTTGCTGGTATGGTAAAAGAAGCTTCTGTAATTAAAAGTCATGCTTTAGATGCAGCAAGAAATAGTCTTCATATGATGAAACATAAAAAAAGCAATGTTATGCACACTGATATGAAGACACCAAAGCAAACCATTAAAATGGAACAAAATGATTCTAACTAATGTTATTGTAAACACGGTAAGATTTAATATCAATGAGTCGGTTAGAAAGCCGACTCATTTTGCCGTCGTTGCAGCAACATATAAGCCAAGAAAGTCAGAAGATAAAAATTCTCCTGATTATCACTTCCTTGATAGTAAAAAATCTAAAGTTATTGAATATAAAATTCCTTTTAAACCAGCAATGTCTGGTTCTGTTATATCATCAGAAAAAGCATTTAAACATATTAATTCTCATTCCGATCATAAAAAAATGGTTGATGGAGGGTTACATTTGACCTCTTATAAAAGAAATAAAGTAATTGCTATATCTGAAGAACAAAGTTATCAACAGTTAAAACAACAAGTTATTAAAGAAATAGAGGAAGCCCAAACATGATTACGAATGAAAATGTACAATATTTAGATGAAGTATTAAAAGCTTCTGATCCTGTTGGAAAATGGATTGATGATTTTATTCATTCAGATAATCCTAAGTTTGCAGGCAAGACAAAAGAAGAACGTCGTAAGATGGCTCTCGGAGCTTATTATGGTGCACAAAAAGAATCATATGATTACCCTGTAGAAGAATTAGAAGAAGCTCGTGGACGTCCACCTAAGGAAGGTTCAAAAGCATGGCATACTGCTAAAGCCAAGGCATCATCTGGAGAAGGAGATGAAAGCTATGAAGCAGATAAAAACATTCGCACTCAACTTCAAAAAGCAATATCCGTTGGTAAGCCAGTAACTTTCAATAATGGTGAAACAAAGAAGATAGAACCTTCACATGCTCATAAGGCTTTATCTCTTTTAGATAACACACCAAAGCCTGTTGATAAAGAAAATATTCAAAAGAGTTTAGGTCATTCACATGATCGTTTTCATGCTACTATTAAATCAGGCAAGCCAGTAGTGGATGCAGCTCGTCCTAAAGTAACACTTGGTAAAATGAAAGCAGAATCTGTAGATCCTTCAACAGAGAGAGCAGATAAAGGTAGTATTACCGTTAGAAAAATTAGAAAGCCAGATGGCTCATATGTGATATCTCACTCGAAGAAAGGTCATGGCTTCTATGGAGATGTAGTAGATGCCAAAGAGCAATATGAATTAACTTCCGAGGATACAATTACGCTAAATAAATTATATACAAATTTATCTGAAAGCAACAAGTTGTTGTTTGAAGAAAAGATGACGACAAAAGATGGGATTATTGATCTCATTAATTTTGCAAACGATCAAGGATTCTAAGATGAAGTTAATTACAGAAGTAACAGAAGAAGTTAGATATGTTGCTGAAGAAGGTTCAGAAGGTAAAAAGAACCTTTACATCGAGGGCATTTTCCTACAAGGTGGTATTACCAACCGCAATGGTAGAATGTATGATCCTTCAATCCTTGAAAAAGAAGTAAATCGTTATCATAAAGAAAATATTGATATGGGTCGCGCGTATGGCGAACTTGGTCATCCATCAGGACCTTCCATTAATTTGGAACGTGTTTGCATGATGATTAAATCACTTAAAAAAGAAGGCAATAATTTTATTGGTAAGGCCAAAATTATGGAAACTCCATATGGCTTGATCGTAAAGAATCTTATGTCAGAGGGTGCTAGATTAGGCGTTTCTTCACGTGGTATGGGTTCTCTTAAGGAAGTGAATGGCGTTAATGTTGTTCAAGATGATTTTTATCTAGCTACAGCAGCCGATATTGTAGCAGATCCTTCCGCCCCTGATGCATATGTTAATGGTGTTATGGAGGGTGTTGAGTGGATTTGGAACAATGGAGTTTTAAAACAACATACACCTGACATTGAACGAGTTATAGAAAATCATAAAAAAATTATTAAGGAAGCTCCTAAAGCAGATTTATCAGAAGCTAAGATAAGAGTTTTCCAACATTTCCTTTCAAAACTATAATTTACATAAATAATTCATATAAACATAGGAGATTCTAATGGATATCGAAAACAACCAAGTGGATGAAATGAAAGTAATTGATGAAGCTGGTGATTCAGCTTCAAACATGGCTTCCATTGAAGCCAAGCCTACTGAAGTGTCACGTTCTGAATTAATGGCTAAGATGGTCGACTATGCTTCAAAGAGCAGCAAAGAAGATCTTGCAGCTTTGATTGCTAGCATAGGTACTGCTGGATATAATCCAACTTCTACTACACCTGATGAAAGATTCAAGTCTGTAGAAGATGCAGCTAATGCAACTGGCGATAATTCAGAAAAAAATAAAGCTACTATTAAATCAAATGGTAAGCATTCAGATCCAATGCCTTCAATCAAAGAAGATCTAAATCTTCTTTTTGGTGATGCAGATGATCTAACAGAAGATTTTAAATTAAAGGTAAGTACTCTTTTTGAAGCAGCTGTTTCAACTCGCGTAAATATCGAAACTGTAAAAATTGAAGAAAACTACGAGACTTTCCAGTCAGAATTATCTGAACAATATGAACAAGCTCTAGAAGAATCAATTACTGAAATTAAGAATGAAATGGTAGAGAACGTTGACAACTACCTTAATTATGCTGTTGCTGAATGGATGACTGAAAATAAACTAGCTATTACAAATAATATTCGTACAGAAATGGCCGAATCTTTCCTAGTTAATTTGAAGCAGGTATTTGAAGATCATTATGTAAATATTCCCGAAGATCAAGTTGATGTTGTTGAAGCTTTAGCATCAGAACTTGAAGAAGTTAAAGCTCGTCTAAATGAGACAACAGAAAAAAACATTGAACTTTCTAAGACTGTAAATGAAAAAAAAGTTGAAGAAATTACCAATTCAATGGCTGAGGGAATGACTGATACTCAAAAAGACAAGTTTGTAAAACTGACTGAGTCTATTGATTATAATGATACTACTGAATTTCGTAAGAAGATCTCAATTATTAAAGAAACATACTTCCCAAAGAATCAAGAAGTAAAAGTTGCAAGGGATCAGCTTCTTAGCGAAACTGTCGAAGAACCTGTAAAAGGCCCTTCACTTGATCCTAATATGCAAAGCTACGTTTCTTCTATATCAAGAACAACTGTTAAGATATAATTTTTAATAAATAAAATAATACACACTCTAAAGGAGAAAACAAATGAACGGTTTAAATGAACAACTAGTATCAAAGTGGAAGCCAGTGCTTGAACACTCTGATCTTCCTAAAATTGCTGATGCACACAAGCGTTCAGTAATTGCTACCCTTCTAGAAAATACTGAGAGAGAAATGCAGACAGAAGCAAATGCTTCACGTTCTTTCAATGGTATTTCACAATTGAATGAAACTGGCATCAACGCAGTTGGTACTGGTGGTTATGGTTCAGGCGGCGGCGCTGGCGTTGCTGGTTACGATCCAATCTTGATTTCTTTGATTCGTCGTGCTATGCCTAACCTTATTGCTTATGATATCTGCGGCGTTCAGCCAATGACTGGTCCAACTGGA